AATAAACACCTCCTGGAACTGTTAAAGAATATGATAGTGTAGTTGTAGTAATATTTTGATAAAATACTCCATTAAATTTAACATTATATGATGTAGTTGTAATGATGTTGTTATTTGCAGGAGCATTCCAATTTAATGATATTTGAAGTGAAGAAGGATCAATTGAAGAAACTAAATTTTGAACTTCTGAACATTCAGGTAAAAATACAGATGTAGATTCTTTAGAAGATTCATATTGAGTGATTGAATCTTTATTAGTATCATTTAAATCAGAGTGGATAGCACTAATTGAGTAATTGTATAATAATCCTACTGCTGGATTATTAAAAAACGTATATGTACTAAGATTTCCATCTATAAATATTTCTCCCGAATTTGTTATAATTCTATACTTTGTAACTGGTACATGAATACTGTTTGAAGGTACTGTCCAGTTTAGAATGATATCGCCATTAGGATTAAAAGAAGATGTAAAGTTTGTAACAGGGTCGGGAACCGGTTTTGTAGTGGAACTTACAGTATTTGAAATTTGAGATGAACCATTACCATTTGTAGCAATTAAACTTATAGAATATGTAACATCTTGTTGAAGATTTGGAATTTGTATAAATTGTTTGGTATTATCAGTTGTAGTAACACCATCAAGTACATCTAATTGTTGATTATTTGAATTATCAACATATCCCAAAATTACACTATATGAAATAACTTCACTTTGTGGTTTAATAGATAAATATATAGATGTTTGTGCATCTCCATATACTGATAAAATTTGAGGTGGTGTAGGTGCAGATGTAAAGCTTTTCATTGCAGAATATGGGGTTGATGTGCCATCAGAATAAAATATTTTTGCTTTTACTGAATATTGTTTATTGGATTCAACAGGAATATTGAGATTTATAAGATATTTAGTTGTAGAATAAATGTAATCATCAGATTTAAGATTAATAACTTGTTGTGATAAAATATTTGAATCTGAAATATTATCTATAATAAGTTTTGCATATGTCGGGTATATAGATGATGGAGCGGTTGAAGATATAGTTAAAAGTTCAGAATCATTAGAAACATTATCTAAAGCAGAACATGACACGATTATTGGAGAAGTTAAAACTGGTTGAGACATAATTTATATATATAATATATATTATATATAAATTTTTGTTTTAAAAATGTTTATATTTTTTTAATCTAAAACTTTAGTGAAATCACATATTAGACAGTCAAAGGGTAAATTTGTAAGTTTCTTCTGGTTAATCATAAAATCTTGAAATTGTTTTAAATTATAGTTCAATTTCATAAACATAAATAATCTAAAGGCACACCACTTTCCACAGGTATCTATTTTTATTTTTTCGGCTTGTTTTTGGAACTTAACATTGTTATATATCCATTTTCCTCCTTTTAATAATACTTTATTCAATAGTATTGTTAGTATATGTTGTCTTTCGTCTAATATTTCTTGCATTTCAGGAGAGATAAATTCAAACTCCGCATCTGGTTTTAACGAGTAACTATCGAACCATTCAAAGTATTTATCATTATATTTTAATATTGCAGTCCAATGACCAGTATTTCTTTGAGTTTCTATTAATATAATTCTATAATCTTTTGGTTCAGTCATAATATCATTCAAATTTTTTACTCCTTCCAAATCAGAATATTTCATTATTTTATTATTAACTTCAGGACCTAACATTTTTTGAAATTCATTACTAGCAACCATTTTTGATAACTGTTTAGCATATTTTTTATAGTATAAATTATGTTTACTCATATAATATTAATTTATATTATTTTAATACTTTAAGCAAATATTTTTATACAAATGCTATGTATTGAACACTTGTAGGAATTTGTTCATAATTCGTTCCAAGATTTGCCCATACTACATTAATTTCAGTTTCTGATATTTGATTAAAATACCAAGTAGAAACAAAAGGATATACGGTTCCATTACTATTTGTAGAATTAACAAAAGGATTAATAAAACACCCAACAATATTTGGAATAGATTGGTCTAGAGCATAAGAACCATAACTAGTTCCTCCCGAGTTTACAACAGGAGATAATTCATTTCCATTTGAAACACTATAATTAGTAGTATAATATCCAGTCCAAGATGCAGTCCCCATATAAAGTTTTCTTGCATTACCACTTCCACATTGAAATCCATTAACAAAATTAGGAATAGCATTAAACGTAGATGTATTTGAGGAAGACGAACCAACAATTGAATTTGCTTCAATATTACAAACTGCTGTTGTTGAACCAGTCCCTATATTACAATTACCTTCAATATTTGTTTGTGCTGAATTCAAATAATTTGTAGTGGCTTGAAATATATTTTCATTAGCTCCTAAAATCGTATTTGTAGATCCAAAAATATTGTTGTTAGCAGAAACTCCTGTAGCTACATAATTAACATTTAAACCACCTAATATATTTACAATATCTTGAGCATTATAATTATTTCCAATAGATACCGTATTAGGAATAACAACTGTCTCTGATGTGGTACCTAACATAATTTGATGATCAGCCGTATTGGTAGAAGATTGTCCTATTGAAGTTGAATAAGAGTAATTACCAGATGTAGAATTATATCCAATATTAGTGTTTGTATTTCCTGTATCGCTAAATCCTGCACCATAACCGATACAAGTGTTGTAAGAACCTGTTTCATTCCCTTGCATTGAATATACTCCAACACATGTATTATTTGAACCAGTATTATTCGTAAGCATTGATTCAAAACCAACACAAACATTATTATTTCCAGTTTCATTAGCTGGCATTGAATTTGCTCCAACACATGTATTATTTGATGCAGAAGTACCACTAACCATTGATTCAAAACCAATGCAAACATTATTATTTCCCGTTTGATTTCCTTGCATAGAATAGCACCCTAAACTAGAATTGTTATAACCAGTTGACGTATAATATCCACTATTTAAACCAACGCACGTATTTCCCGCTCCAGTTTGTAGATTATTTAAAGCAGAATTACCATATGATGTGCAAGAGTTAGGTAAGTTTTGAATAACTTTACCATATATTGTAGTACTACTTGTTGATGAATTTGAACCTAAAATAGTATTACCATAAACAGTTAAATTATTAAGGATATCTAATTCTCCTGCACATGATGTGTTTTCTTGAACAGTTAAAGTTCCGTCAATTGTTGTATTTCCTAAAACGTTTAAGGTTTCATCAACCAATAAAGTACCGTTTATAGTTTCATTACCATCAACTATTAAATTATCTTGAACTGTTAAATTATTGACTACTAAATCACCAGAAGATGTTCCAGTATAAGCAGTAGTTTGAAGAGTTCCATCACTAAAAGATAATTTACTATTATTACCATCATTAATAGATAGTGTTTGACCACGCATTGAATTATAGCTCATGTTTATAATATATAATAGAAATATAAAATTAAATTTATTATATGTTAATATTATATAATATTTAAAATGAGTTTTAATCAATCAATAAATAGTGACATAGAATATTTTGATATAACCGTAAGTAATTTAAATTCTACAAGTACAGCAAGTAATCCAATATTACAATTCAATGAAACAAGGGCAAATCCATTTATAAGGACACCTTCAGATTATGTATTTTATATAGTAAGATTTAGTTTAGATACTAATTCTGTTCCAATATGGATTCCATCAATTCAATCATCCCAAGAAGATTCTGACTTAACTATATATTCCGTTTCAATGGTTTATAATAGTATTACTGTTCAGACATATATGACCTTTATTCCACAAGATTTATCAACGTCAAAAGCATCATCACCTTTACTTAATGCAAATGGTATTCAAGATTTAAGTAGTAAATATTATTATGTGTATAATTATCAATATGTTATATTTTTATTAAATAATACTTTATATAATTGTTTTAATTCATTAGCATCTAAAACAAGTTTACCAACAACTAATTGTCCATATTTTACTTGGGATACTACTAATAATACGGCTACATTAATTTCAGATATAGCAGGATTTAATGATGATTCATCTAATTATATAAGTTTATACTTTAATAATGCGCTTTATCAACTATTTGTATCATTACCATCAATTTATTCTAATTCAAGTTCGTCAAAAGGATTAATTTATCAAATATCTCCTTCATCATATGGACTAGCTCCAACAACAAGTGTAAATGGATATACAGTATTTCAATGTGTACAAGAATATTCTACAGTTTCAATATGGAATCCAATTACATCAATAGTGTTTTGTTCAAATACAATGCCAATGAATCCAGAACAAATTTCATCACCACTTGTTTATATAAATGGTATAACATTACAATCAACAAATTCTTCAAATATTAATAATATTATAACAGATTTTGAATCCAATGACGGTATTTATAAACCTAGTTTAGTATATCAACCTTACATTTTTAGATATAAACAATTATTAGGAGACAGGTCTTTATATAATATAGATATAACATGTTATTTTAAGAATAGATTTGGTACTTTTATTCCATTCTATTTAAATTCTGGATGTTCTGCAACAATGAAAATTTGTTTTATGAAAAAATCATTAATTGGAAATCAAAAAAGTTCTTTCCCATTAATTGGAAGTCAAAAAAATTCTTATCCATTCTAAAAAGATTTATAAATTATAAACTTTCTTAAAAATATTTTATATATAAATAATATATAAATATTATGAGCGATTTCAAAACAATATTAATTGAAGATTCCAGAATTGCAAATATAACCGATAAAGAAACTATTGGTGTAATGAGCGGAGCTTCTCAATCAACTTTTCAAAATTTTCCAGCAACTTCTACAAGTGATACGAGTATTATTTGGAATATTCAAATCCCTAGTGAAAATATAGTGATTGATAGAAATTTATTAATGCAAAGTACAATCACTTTAACTCTTACAATTGCATATCCTGGAACTGCAACAGCAAACGCATTAGTTTTTGACCTGGGTTTAACTGATGCATTACAAGCTTTCCCTTTAAATTCCTTATGTTTAACTCAACAAATGAGTATTAATAATACTAGTTTAACAATCAATTTAAAAGATGTTTTACCTATGCTTCTAAACTTATATGACAGACGAAAATTACACCGTTATAATTCAATGTGTCCATCACTTATTGATAGTTTTTATGCTAAATATTCTGATTCGTTAGGAACTCTTAATAATGTTCTTAGTGGATATAATAATATGAGTTTTGATGAGTCATTTGTTCCAAGAGGTGCTTATCCTGTTGAAGTTAAAAATGTTATTCATAGTTTTACTTATGGAGGAACAAATTATTATGACAATTCTTTACAAATGGTTGAAAATTCATCAAATAATGCTTGGAAAGTTGTTCTTCAATTTACTACAACTGAACCATTTTTTCTTAGCCCATGGACAAATACCAATGCTAACAATCAAGCTGGATTAGTGGGTATAAACAATATTTCCTGTAATTTTTCTATTGATGCGAGTTGTTCCAGAGTATTTTCTACAATGAGAACTTATGATAGTGGAACAACAATAACGGATTCAAGCGGAAATACAATTGATGTGTATGTACCATATATAACAAATATTTCTTTAGGTGCAACAGCAGAATCAAATTCAATTCCAAGTGGTACAAGTACTGATATAATTGTTAATGGAATAGATTATACTTGGTATACTGCTAAAACTGCGGGAACAACTATTTCAGCCTTTCAAAATTCACAATTATTATTTAATTTTCTCTCTCTTCAACCAGAATCCTATGCTAAAATTAGTGCTAAAAATGTTGTGCCTTATATGGATGTATATAGATTCCTATCTAATTCAACATCTACAACTACTATGCTTCCTTTTCAAACTCAAACAATAACATCACAATCATTACAATTATCTTATATTCCAGATTTAATTTTAATTTGTGTTCGTAAGCCTATGAGTTCTATGAGTTGGTATGATTCTAACTCATTTTTAACTATTAACTCAATTTCAATAAATTTCAATAATAATTCTGGTATTTTAAGTTCTGCAAATCAACAACAGTTATTTAATATTAGTTATAGAAATGGAAGTGGACAAACATATTATGAATTCAGAGGATCGGCAAGGATAAATTATGTTGGCACATTAACAAGTTCAGGAAGTGTAGATTATGATTATGGATTAACTGGACAAGGTAAATTAGTATCAACAACAGGAAGTTTATTAGTATTAAATCCAGCTTTAGATTTTAATTTACCCGCTTATTTAACAAACGGATCAATTGGTCAATATAATTTTCAATTCACAATCAATGTTACTAATCAATTAGAACAAAAATTCGTTCCTGAAATTTGTACTGTTACCTTAAATTCTGGAATATTTACAACACAATTAGGAACCTCTGCCGTTAATGTAGGGTTGCTAACAAAAGAAGAAACACTTAAAACTAAAGAACAGCATCCAACAATTGATACAAGAGACTTTAAAAATTTCACTGGTGGATCATTGAGCAATTTTGGACTTACAAATGTAATGAAATTATTTAATAAACACCATAAATTTTCCAACGATGATAAAGTATCTGAACCTATTATTAATTACGAAGCAGGAAATATATCAGCCGGTAAACTTAGCGGAGGCAGGATAAAACGTCATATCAGATAAATAAATTAACTAAATAATATAATTCAATTAATAAATATTTAATTTTTTCTGAAGGATGAACAAATTC